CAAGATAGATAACGCAGGCTTTGGTCTTGTCTTAATACACAAGTCAGTTATCAAGGCACTCAACGAACACTTCCCAGGTGACTTCTGGTTTGGTGAACGCAATGAGCGTGGCGAGAACTTTATTGGTGAGGACATAGCCTTCTTCCGTAAGGTGCGTAAAGCAGGAGTTCCTGTCTATGCAAACACAGCAGCGTTAGTCAAGCACATGAAGAGATTTTCTTTAGACGATGCCTACTACAACTTGTACTGGGCATCAGTAGAGATAGCCGAGAGGAGAGAGCGTGAGCAACAGTCCGCAAACAGCGAACAAGCGTAGAGGTGCAGCGTGGGAGATTGACTTAGCAGATTGGTTTGTTGAGTTAGATTACGAAGCACAGCGCCTGCCTCGGGCAGGGCGTAACGACATTGGTGATGTCTTTCTTAAGACAGTAAACGATTCGTATGTGATTGAAGCCAAGGCACCACGGCGTGATGGTCGCATTGACCTATCAGGTTGGTTGCGTGAGGCAGATGTTGAGGCAGAGAACTACCGATTAGCAAAGAGATTACTGCTGGCACCATCACCATTGGTGATTATCAAGGCTAGTAATAAGGGAATAGGTGATGCTTATGTTGTTCAAAGGCTCAGCAATGTCCTCCCAAAACTCTAAGCATGACATCGTTAAGGTACTAGAACACTACGGATTTACTATACCTGTGCGTGAGGGATGGGTCACAGTTCGCTGTGCCTTCCACAACGATAAGGTTAAGTCGGCTCGACTCAACATTGACAAGGGCGGATTCAGATGCTTTGCCTGTGACATGGCAGGAGATGTGTACTCACTAATTATGAAGAAAGAAGGAGTCAAGTATGGCGAGGCTGTCAAAATCGCAGAGAGAATTACTGGAGAAAGCAACAACGAACTACGGAGAAAGCCTAGCAGAGGTGCTTCCGTATCTGGCGAGTCGCGGTATAACAGAGGAAACGGCTCGTATGTTCCGCCTCGGCTTCGTGGCGAATCCTGAAACAGGACATGAACCATACGCAGGTAAGTTGGCTATCCCATACATCACCCCATCGGGTGTGATTGACATCCGCTTTCGTAACTTAAGCAATGACCAAGGACCGAAGTACCTTTCACGCCCTGGGTCAAGCACGCATATCTATAATGTGAAGGCACTCGAAGCAGATAGTGATGTGCTTGTTATATGTGAGGGCGAGATAGATACTATCATTGCCACACAAGTAGGGTTCTCGGCAGTCGGGCTACCAGGGGCAAACAACTGGAAACCTTTTTACTCACGGGTATTGGCTGACTGGGAAAAGATTATGTTGTTCTGTGATGGAGACAACGCAGGTAGAGAGATGGCAAAGAACATAAGCAGAGAACTCGACAATGTGTTCCCTGTGTTCATGCCTGATAACTGTGATGTTAATGATGTTTACCTACAAGAAGGGGCGGAAGGCTTGCGCAAACGCGTTGGGTCTTAAGACATGGCAAAGAACTCATCATTTGATTTAGACTTTGGATACGGCAGAAAGGGTGAGCAGTTAGTAGAAGAACTGTTAACCCAAGGAAAGACTGTAGAGGTAAAGCGAGATAGAAAGTGGTGGGTTACTAACAATCTTTATGTAGAAGTAGAGTGCTGGTACATGAAGTCCAAGTCTTGGGAGAAGTCTGGTGTCATGGTGACAGAGGCAGCGTACTGGGCTTTCGTACTAGAGCAGGGTGTACTCATGGTTCCCACAAGCCATGTGTTGTATGCCATTAAAGAGTTTGGTCGTGAGATTACATGTGAGATTCCCCCGAATAGGAGCAAGGGTTATCTCATAACTGTAGATGATTTACTTATGGCAATGCGTAAACTAAAGAACGAGAAGGCAGAGATTAAAGATGAGTGAGAAACAGGACAAGGTATGGGAAACAATCTATGGTGTGGCACGGCAGGTTGCCACTCGTAGTAATCGCATGCACCGCAACCTTGTAACTGTTGATGACCTGTACCAACACCTATCCTTGTGGGCGCTAGAACATTGGAACAAGATAGAACAATGGGAAGCAGAGGATAGTCTTAAGTACAAACTGCGTAAGACTTTCTTTAATGAGGCACAGAAGTATGCAGCAAAGGAGCGCTCGCGCTACTCGCGTTCGCCTATGTCAGATACTTTCTACTACTCACATGAGGTATTGCATGAACTCCTGCGTGATGTGTGGTCACACATAGGATGGACAGATACTCCTGACTTAAGTAATGAATTTGTATCTCGCTCCAGTAAACCAAGCGAAGGTGGCAATCGTATGGCGTTGCTATCAGATGTAGCAGCAGGTCTTAAGAAACTATCAGACACAGATAGAGAGTTGCTACGCCTACGCTATGATGATGGTGGCATGGAACTTGGTGCGCTGGCTGAAACCTACGGCACTACAGAAGAAGCCATGCGTAAGAGAGTCAAGCGAGCGCTGACTAAGTTACAAGATAGGCTTGGCGGAGAGCAACCAGTATGGCGACAACACCGCAGTTCTAATGCACAAGCGAGAGAAGAAGTGAGGGATATGTAATGAAGATGATTAGAAAGTATTGGCTACAAGCAGGCAAGAAGTCTGGCTTTGGTATCGGCTTTGACATAAGCCCACGCTTTAAGATGTGGAACATTGACCTAGGATTTTGGTGGATTGGTGGTGAGTGGAAATGATTATCGGACTAAGTGGATACGCACAATCAGGCAAGGACAGCACGGCTGAATTGTTATGTCTTAATTACGGATACCGCCGTATTGCTTTTGCTGACCCTATGCGTGAGGCTTTGCTTAGACTCAACCCTAAGTTGGATAGCATCACACATGTAGCACACCGCGTTGAGGACTACGGCTGGGACTTAACTAAGAAAGACCCTGAGGTGCGCCGTCTATTGCAGGTGCTAGGTACTGAGGTTGGTCGCAAGATGTTCGGTGAAAACTTTTGGATTGACATAGCCTTATCAGGTATTAAGTCAGAAGATAAAGTTGTTATCTCGGATGTGCGCTTTCCTAATGAGGCTGATGCAATCAAGAAACTTGGTGGTTCTCTTTGGCGTATCAACCGACACAACCATAGCGCTGTCAATGGTCATGCATCAGAGCATGCGATGGATAACTATATGTTTAGTCATGTTATCTACAACGATGGAACTCTTGATGACTTGAGTGATGAAGTGTTCATGCTTGCTAAGGAATTAAACTTAGGCTCTTAAGACATAAGAAAGCCCGCCAGAGACAGGAGAGAATCTAGCGGGCTTTGTCCTTATTGTATCATGGATTGTGCTGTGGGTCTGCGATAGCCAATCCTAAAGTCTTTCTCATCTTGTGTCGCATCGGTGGTGTAGTGCCACCCCATACGCCGTACCTTTCGTGGGCTAAGCCCCACTCCAAGCAAGCATCCATCGCTGGACAATCGGCACACATGCGTTTGAACATGCTCTCCTCATCACGACTGAATAGTTCTTGCGCTGGGTAAAAGACATCGGTATCTATGCCTCTACATATTGCTCTATCCCAAAGGCGTGGGTTGTATCTTAAGACATAAGACACTAACCCTTTGCCGTATCTATTGAGGCTACCTCTTACTGCGATAACTCGGTGGTGCTTGGGTTGAAACTTCATGTCTTAATACCAACCCTTCGCTAGGTGGTGAGCGTATGCCCTGCATACACCTTTGCTTCCATACCTGTGCTTGATATAGCGCAAGCCCGCATCAACCTGCTTCATGCCATCACGCGTGGGCTTCACCTTGATATTCTTCCATGTGCTGTTAAGCAACTGAGGTATCCCCGTTGCACTAGACTGCTTGTTCTTGGCTTCGGGTCGCCAGTTTGACTCGCGCATCCACAGTTCATAAAGGCATGGGTACTGCTCAAGCATGTCCATCTCGGTTAATCTGTCTATCGCATAGCGTTGGTAATCGTTCTGATAGTAGGCAATTACCTTGCCATGTGGTGGCTTCACGATGAAGGTGGCTGGCTCTTTGAGCATGAGTACCAAGGCAAGTACGATGGCGGATACAATCCACAGTCGGGCGTGCGGGTGAATCTGTCTTAAGTTATCAAGCATTACTCTCCAACTTTCTCTCGGCTTCGCTGTGCAAGAAGGTATCTATTGCCCTCTCCTCTAACTCTTTCTGTATTAAGACACAGGTGTTGCACTTCTCATACATATAGTTGATTGTCTTAGGGTTGATTACTGTTGTCTTGCAACGCAAGCACTCCATCAAGACTGTCATGGTGTCTCCTTCTTGGTGTGTGCTTGAAGTGAATCAAGGAAGTAGCCAACGCTCATCTGCCCATCTTCCTCAATCTTATCTGCCCATGCAGGTGCCTGAATCCAACGCCCTTCCAAGTCCAGCCATTGAATATCAAAGCCATCGTGGTAATCCCAATGCAGGATAACTCGTATCTCTTGCCCATCAAAGGTGATGTTCATGTCCTTGTCATAGGCTGTTTCTGTCTTAAGTAATGCACCTACCTGTAGTTCCATTGTCTGCTCTCCTGTCTTAGTTGTCACCGAACATCTCCTCTAGTGTGTCGTATGGTGAATCGGGTTCTGTATCTTCTTCGTCTTTGCCAAGGGCTATGTCGTCACCCTCTAGGTACTGTGGCTCGCTCACTTGCTATCTCCTGTCTTTAGTTGGTTGAGTAAGTTTTCCATAACGCCCTGCCAATAGTCAAACGATTCATTGTCTTTGGTTGCGTTGCGTTGCTCACGCGCTCGCCTTGCGAGGCGCTGTATCTGCATGCGTTCTTTGTCGTTCATGTCTTAAGCCACAACTTTCTTATCAACAACTGACTGCTGACATAGAACTACATGGCTGTGCTTGCATGTGCATTGAGGCGCACGATTCTTGGTTCGTCTTGTAACTATCTCGATAGATGAATCGCATGAGGTGCATACATACCAGTAAGCGACCCACTCTTTTGTCAATGTAGTCATTAGCCATACACCACCTCTCCAAGTACAGCCACCTGTAGCACAGCATCACCGCAGATAGCATCGTAATCATCGAAGTCGAACAAGTCCATAGACACCTGCTCGTTGGCAATAGGTAAGGCTTTTGCTAACTCCTCAATGCCAACTACTTTTTCTGTCTTAAGTAATGACACCTCATCTATGGCAACCAGTCTGACCTGACCGATGACATCCCATGATGTATCACCAAGGTATTCAATCTCGTGCCAATGAGTCCCAAAGGATTCAAAGGCTGAGCCAAAGACTGCATCCCATAGTTCCTGCTTGTTAATCTCTAGTGGGATT